CACTCGGTGCCCTAGGACATAATTTTCTAGGAACACTGCTAAAATAAAAAAGGGAACGTTAAGTTCCCTTTTTTGTTAGTGCTTTTAGTTTCTCCTGCACTATGTCAAAGTTCACTGTGCTGAATAAACCTGGATGCAGTGGTTTAGGATATTGATTCAAGCCAACCCATGCATATCCACAATGTTCATCATTTAATGTAGGGATGAACTCAGCCTGAACTTCACAAAAGAACGTGTTATATGTGAAATTGTTATTGACAAACTTTTGAATTGGTACCAATTTGCCATCCTTGGGAAAGAAACCTAACTCTTCCTCGCACTCTCTACTTAAGCCTTCAAGTAAAGTTTCATCACCTTCTATTTTACCTCCAGGTATACCCCAGTTACCTGGATTCTTAGCATCAGTTCTTAACAGATACAAAAATCGCTCGGTATTACTAGCGTAAAAGAATATTCCTGCAGATACAGTTTTCATCTATAAAGTATAGCATAATATCAATTAAATGACAATGCTATAGTCACCCTGATCATACCAACCTTCATATGACTTCATCCAATATCCATCTGCCCAGCGATATTGAATGCCAGTGGTCATGTTTAGTACATATTCAACCGAAGTAACGGCAGTACTATTAAAGCTAACAACCCATTCACCTGTGCCACTGTCATACTCTATGATATCGTTAGCATTTGCAACAACGCCGCCCCATGCTTCCGTGGAATCGCCTTGACTTCCCATGCTCTCTACAATTAGGTAGCGACGACCGTTTACTGGTGCTGGCAATCCTACTCCTGGGCCGGTGGTCAACGGATTGATAACACTATCGACTGGATCAAGTGTGTTTTGTGGCAATGTATCTGGATCGATATTGAATATCAACAATCTATCATCAACTGGATCAGGCACGATTGTACCTACGATTTCAGTACTCATGAATGGATTCTGTAACCAAATCTGACTGATACCAGGACGAACAGTGCCATACACGTTCAATAGACTTGACCAGTATAACGATGTGTTTGGATTTGGCGGCAAATCTAGATCCACATTTGATGGATAGAAGTCTTGATTTGCAGGTAGCAATTGCAAACTGTTACCGACTAACAACAACTTATAACCATATGGCGTAATCTTTTGACGAGTGCCTAGTAATAGATCATCATCCTGGATGTCCTGCATCGCAGTACCTTTGTGAATACTTGCAATGATTTTTTCAATAACACCCATCTTCTTCAACTTACTTGCAGTTGAAATCCAGATAGGCATGTAGAACTTCCAAGTCATTACGTCAATAGGGTTTCCTGTTCCTTGTGGAATACTGCGACTGGTAAATGTTAGTCCGTCCTGAAACACCGCACTCAAACTTGTCCAGTCGATGAAGTTATCAGTACTTTGAATTTCCAATGCAGGGTTGAATAGAGTACCTAATTGCTCAATAATTTGTAATTTTTGTTGATAGTTAGTAGTCCAGAAATCTACAGTGATTCGGAGAGTATACGGAGCTGGCATCAAACGTTCAATTGTGAATGCCTGACCTTGTGTTTGTTCGTATTGTTGCGTATCTGGGTTAAAGGTACGCTGACGAACGTTCACCTTGTCAACAAATGTAGGGTCCTGTAGCCATTTCTGATTGTATTCTAGACCACTGATGTAATATGTAATCAGAGGTGCAGATGGCAAGTTGCTAGCACTGTTGTTAGCAATGATAGTAGCGGCCTGTCTAGAGCTATCTCCATACATGACTGGAACACGAACAATAATATCATTACCATTAGGGTCTTTTCCCTTAGTAACTTGCCAGTTACTAAAGATTTTCGCAAATTGAATTAAGAATCTGCGTATTTGATTGTCGTAGAAAAATTGATTTGCCATGTGTTATGCTACCGGTGGTAAATTGTCTGGTGCTAGTTGCAGAATACTTGAAAGAGCCTGCTTCTGTGGTATGTACGTACCATCTGTAAGTTTCGTCTGTGCATCGTTGCTGATGAATCCAGCTTTTTGTGACTCACTACCGAGACCGAATCCAGTCTGAGTTCTGACTTTAGTGGAGATACGAACCCATAGTTGACCATCCCAACGGAACAATAGTTGTGGGAAATAATCAATACGTAAGAAGTAGTCTCCTACTTGTGGATTCTGTGGGAAAGCAATGCCTGCACCAGTAGGGAATCCGTTAGGTGCTTCACCTGTGCCGTCTAGATAGCCAGTTGTGTAACCGAAGCTACGTGGACTACTACGTGCAATGTATTGATACGCTGGATCACAATCTGCTCTAAAGTCCATCTCATTACTGACTGTACCAGTGAAGTCGCTAGCGACTGTAACTACTGTGCCAGAAGGAATAGTCATTGTGGTTGATACAAGATTTCCGTCAGCATCAACAATCGTGAAGGTTTTTAAAATCTTATCAATCGTACCAGTAAATGTGTTTGGTGGGAATGGTGTTCCAGCGCCACTTGCTGTTAAAATAGTTGCTGATAACAATAGACCAGGCACGATATCATTGAAGTTTGCAGTATCAACGAAAGAAATTATATTACTAGATGGCGCAATTTCCAATGCAGTCAAGTCGATGCTTGGGAATTGATCAGCAGTTGCATAGGTGTTATCAGATGTACCATATGGCCCGGTGATTTGTCCCATCGAAAATACCGATAGTGCTTTATCGCCACTGACACGACCTGATCCTGTGCTAGTTTGTTCAGTGGACAACGTAACTGTCTCGATATTGACAGTATTCTTTACACTTAGTCTGCTACTGACTTGATCAGCGGTCATATCCCAGATAGACTGTACCGCCGCCTTAGGAATTCTTACAACAGGACTTGGATTTTTGTACTTTGCACTACGCATCATCGCAACAACACCAGTTGGAATCGGAGCTCCCCCTGATGTAGTGATGATGTTAATAGGTGGCGCTGGTTGATTATACTTACCAGATAATGTGTTATTGGTACCAAACTCGCCATACGTAGGCACGATGTATAACTTACTTCTATCGTAACCAGCTTTAGGCAACAATCTTGCCGCTTCTTGTAGGGCCGCATCGTTGATTGCAATGTTTTTGTTATATGTACTCAAAATGTCTGCCAAATTGTCTGCGGTGTCAAGTTGCCAATACGTATCATTGGGTGGAGTAATTCCAACAGGAACGTCGATTGTTGCAACATAGTTTTTATCGCCAAATGTGATCACATAGCCAGCTGGATATGTCTTGGTGCTGTCCCAGACACCCAAGTAAGTATCTTCGTTTACAGGAGCAGATAGAATTTGACTGAATTCTTCACTGTTAACCAGTGGCTCGCATTTGATACGCCATAGATGTGGATACCAGGTCTGTGAGAATCCCTCACTGGCAAAGTTGCCGTCAGTTACCTGATAAAATCGTTTTAATGCAGTTGGTAACTGTTCATCTAATGGATTATAGTCTAGTAAATGGGGTAATTCGATAACATCCCCTACCATTAGTTTACGACCCACCAAATCAATCATATTATTATAGTGAATAGTAATGAAAATGATATCATTATTCAAAAACAGACCAAATTGAGACAGGTCAAAGTCTAGATTCTGTACATTGTAATGTCCACGTAAGCGATATATGTTAGCATCATATGCTCTATCTCTGTTTTCCAAGAATAACAAATCTTGAATATTTGTTGGACTTAGTGTGGCGTATTCTGGCTGTGTCGCGTCGGCGCTAGGTCCTTGATTTTGAGGACCTAAATATTTGTGAACATACAAATCGGTACCGCCAACTGTCATTTGCTCAGATACAGTTCTATCCATGAATCTGTAGTCATTTTGCTTATTTGGACGGTAGAGTGATAATTTTGGCATGGTTTATGTACCTTATAGCTTATTTATCGTAAATACATGATGACTCCAAAGACCGTATATTTGTTATTTCCAACTGGTGGTGGCAGTAATCACTTAGGCAACATGTTGAGTTTAACGCCAGGTTTTAAACCTAGATTTAAAGCAAAAAAAGATTACGAGACTGAATTACTAGGTAAATACCTCTACACAAATCAAATGATAATGTCGATTCCGGAGGGTTGTATCCCTCAATGGGAATCAACATCGGTGCATTTTCACTTGACAGATACTGATTATGTATTAAATCATCCTGGCATCAGTATTGTATGTGATCACGTTAACATCTTCAAGGTACGAGCAATTGAATCCACTGCATGGAAAGTATGCGAATCTGATTTAATCGTGCTGTCTACTTATCCGGAACCGGGCAGTTTCATGTATGATCGCATTACTCAGCCAAACTGGTTTGGTAGACATGATCCTCCAGAAAACTACAATATATCAGACTTCAAGAAACTAACCAACGTGACAGTAAAACAATTTGATATCGATCAGTATGCGTCCGCGTATGGGTTCGAGTACACCAGATGTTTTTTCAAAGACAATTTTGACATTGTACTATCGGATACTGGCAGAGAACTACACCGATTATGGTGGAATAATATACATACCAAACTTCATGGTCCGGAAATAGCAGAAACAGTCGAAGAACTAGTTCCAGATGTA